CGACAGAAAACTACTAGTTAACATGGACTCCATGGTGTTCGACACCTGTGTAGATAATGTTACGTCACTTTTGTACAACCTTCTCAGGATGTACTACATACTAGAAAACAAGAACCTGTCGGTCAAGAAAACCGACAGCTACTACGACGACGGACACTTAAGTGTGGATATGGGCGATGTATTCGGAGTAGGAGAACGATCGAAACGGATAACTGATGTGAGATTCAACCCGTGTAGAGCACACAGATATGATGCTGAAACATACTTCCTTAATTTCAGCGGAGAACCAGTGTTGCATATGGCCAACGCAAATGCTCTTAGCAGTGGCATATTGGCCACAGCGCTGGGAGAATGGTCATCTGAAACACCATATGCCATATCACACCCGAGCCCAGCCTTAGCTCAAAATATAATTATTAATACGAGAGGCGGGGTGTCACAGGATGAGATCGAGAGTTTTAACCAGATCACAACTAACGATGTGTTGAAAGTCATCAAAGACATCGTAGAGAGCAATAGATACCATGCGCAGTTTGAACTTGCTTACTTGATGCTGGCCCAACTCCTATTCACGTTGAAACCCAGATCGGCTGAGGCGCTTATATGGATGCATGGTACACCTCTTATGCAGTTACCGAAGTTCATGACTTTTAGAGGCCTGGTTAATGAGACAGTGTCATTGGCACCTTATGTACCTTTCCCCGAGCGGCTAGATACTTATGGCACTTGGCTAGCTAACAAGGAGGCTATTTACTATCATTCGCTGCTGATCAACGAGGTCGTGATGACATACGCTTATGAAGCTATAACTACTAATGATATAACCAGGCTTTTGCTGAGGCAGATAGGAGGTATCTTCAGCGCAGAACCAGGGTTAATGGCAGACATGTCATGCTTTGCACAGGTATTGCAGAAAGAAGTCCTACTACCATTTGAGACAAACGGGGGTTTGGACAGGTTCACGTGGATCAATTGTCTAGACGGAGAAATAGGGATGCAGGTAAAAGTTAACGACCCTAACGCACAACACCACTACAGACTTGATACTCTGGAGTTAGATGACGGTGTGATAAGACACACGTTGCGACTGGACTCTTTTGTGCCGTATGTTTACCCAGTTTTGCTGTATGGTTATGCCCCAAGCACTTACTATCAGAATGATTGTGTGCGTGAGGTAGAAATGAAAATTGACAGCAAGAAAGAGCGTATGATAACTGAGAGCGTAGACGACTTTTCAAAGGTCATGAACATACTACGCATGGCTGGTTACGATGCGACAGGGGGTAGTTGCTACGAAGGTGATAAAGTCAAGAACTGGGCTGATAACTCCAGTGGACATTTTTTATACACACGATCAGCTGAGGCACCAGACGATGATATATTCTATGTTGACCTTGGACTCGAAGAAAGGTCTAAAAGCTGGGTTGACGAGCCTAGGTGGAGTGAGAAGGCATGTTTGCGATCAGAAGTCAAGATAACTGCGTTCACCATGTTCAAAGACGGAGTTATGTATAAAAACATAACGGGAGTTCTGAAGAAATACAGTTTCAAACAGCCGAGCCTAGAAATCACCTCTAAACACACGAGGGAGGTCAAGGTTACTTTACGTCCCAGACCACACATTAAGGCGGGTTTTCGAATGGCGAGGATAGACGACAGGACAATTCTACATCCAGTGACGAATACGTTATTTGGGGATTTGGCTCAGAGCGACGAGCAACTGGACTGGTACGATCAAGACCAGGAGGATGGCACGGGGGCGTAATACCCGTGGGTTATGATGATAACCTAACACCAACTGACGACATGCTGATAACGGTTTATATACTAATGGGATTGAGGACACGCGGTGCAGTAGATGAGGCATTATTGAACGTCAAAGCTCTGCACAAATTACACGGACAGTACGTACTGGCCATACCTGTATTATTCGGGAATGTCATAGCATACTACGTCGACAAGCATGACGTGACTATGGCAGATAAGAAAGTAGCTAAACAAGCCGGGCTAGTGATAGCCAACAATGTATTTGTTGATTTTTGCCCTGATGCAAGGGTTGATTACATAGCTGTGATGGGCAACATGGCGAAAGGATTGCACAAGAAGACAAGAATAAATGACAGAGAACTGATCCGTTCTAGGATAAGTCAAAGGCACCACATGCACATCAAGGTGGGCATGCTGGACAGCGAGGGGGATGAAAATGAAATAGAGCTAGACGGTGTCAAGGGCTACATAATGCACAGGCTGATGAAGATGACCACGGTGCGTCAAACAGTGACAACGTTCTTACTTTACGTGGAACTTGCGCCGAGCTGGGCAGCTGATGTTTTAGCAGTCATCGTCAGTAGACACAGCGAGTGGGCGCAACTGATGGATGACCTCAAGCTTTTTAGCATGTACGTGAAACAGTACCAGCACGTGATACGAAGCGACTTAGCCGTATTATTCGAGCTTAATGTTCTTGCAAACAGGTCAGATTCAGAGATGGATTGGGCTGCAGACATTGCCAAACGCACAAAAAGTGTGGTTGCGACACCAGACCAGGAGAGACTATATAGAGACGGTGTTTCTATGTTTACGTCTGCAAGGGCAGAAGGTAAACAACCAGTAACGATGAAATGGGAGGAATACAGAAATATGACATGGGGTCTAACACCACCTGGGGCGGTACATAGTCCAGAAGGTGACTTCAGACGAAATATAAGCACTATACCGTCTAAGCTGAGAAATAAGAAGACATACAACTCAGTATTCAGGCCGAAGGAGCTCAAACATTACATGGCTCAACGGCCAAAAATCATAGCGAAACCTAGTGTTAAGTATGAGTGGGGCAAAAACAGAGCGTTATACGGTTGCGACCTAGTAAGTCACATGATGACTGATTTCGGTATGATGCAAGCTGAAAGCACCTTGCCCAGCTGGATGCCTACAGGTAGAATGGCCGACGAAAACAGGGTTAAGAGGCAGATAGCGACGATGGGTAATGGAATACCATTTTGCTATGACTTTGACGATTTCAACAGTCAACACAGCGTAAAATCAATGCAAACAGTGATAACTGCATGGTATTCCGTTTATGGCGACTTGATATCTGACGAACAGAAATTATGTGTTGACTGGGTTGTTCAGAGTCTAGAAACTCAACTAATAATAAACAGTGTCGGGCTAGGCAGCAGTAAATACATAGAAGTAGATGGAACTCTCTTTAGCGGATGGCGACTAACCAGCTTCATGAACACCTGTCTAAATTATCTATACTTAGAACAGGCTAATGTGACAAAGAGGACAGTAGGTAACATACATAACGGTGACGATGTTTATGCTAACATCAGGACTATAGGTGATGCCCTAGACATTATGAGGGATGCTAAGTCAATAGGAGTCAGGGCGCAGATGACAAAGACTAATATAGGTACGATAGGGGAGTTTTTGCGTATTGACAATAAGGCGGTGGATGCTACAGGGGCTCAGTACCTGACACGGTCCTGTGCCACTGCAGTCCATGGCCGGATAGAATCGGATACTCCAAATAGCACTAGGTCAGTTGTCGAAGCCAACATGATACGGTTAGAAGCACTGAAAGCTAGAGGAGGAGACAGTAATAAGATAAAAGTGATCAAGGATAACATGATATCGAGAATAGCTAGGAAACATGATACATCTGAAGAAACCATATGCGACCTTATAGAGACACCTAAAGCGTTAGGCGGGTTGAAAGACGACAATAAGCCAGTACCATGGCGGCTGATCATCAAGCTAGAGGGAGAACTGGACAGCATGGCTTATGAACTGGCCAACAAGATGAAAAAGGCAGTAAACAACTACCATAAAGCAGTGTGTGATATGTTAGAAGTAGAGATGCCCACAGGTTATGACATGCTCAATGGTATAAACGAAGGTATGTTACAAACAAAAAAGATGAGAATTGAGAAAATTAAGATAGACATTAAGCTGGCAGCCAGGATTTGTGCAATGCACAAGGCTTGGGGCGGGTCAGGTGACGGAGGCATGGCCGCCACTATGCGTATATTCACAGATATAAAGATGCATAGGAAACATAGGAGGCTGCGTGACCAGGTCCGACGGCTAGTCAAAAGCGGTGATTTCAATTTATGGTTCAACACAGTATACTAAAGGTAAGAATTTAAAGTCAGGATTGACTTAATAAAATAGCG